GACTCAGCAGCCGGGGCGAAGGCGACAGCCTTCTCCGAGCGTGCAGCGTCAGCAGCGGCGCGGGCCTCTGCAGCGATCTTCTCTGAGGTGATGGCGGAGGCGACAACTGAAGCCTCCGACGTGAGGGCGTCAAAGCGAGCCTGAGCCTCAGCTGAAAGGGCTTCACCCTTCTCAGCGTGCTCTGCCACGATGCTCGATGCATCAGTGAGCAGCGCGGCGCGCTTTTCAGCCAGATTCTTAACGGTGTCCATGGTGGACTCCTTTTCGCTATCTGGGTTTACACAATACGCCGAGCCACCTATCCGATGCTCTCAATGATCAGCCGAGAGAACCGTGGCGCGTGGGCTAGTGGGAGTCTATCCCTTCAACTGCTCCAACCTGAGGCGGGCTGCCACAACTGTGTGGTGCTCGCCCTTTGGAGCAGTCGCTTCAATCACTGGCTCGGGTGCTGCGCCTAGCTTGGCGCGCACTGCGTCGAGCAGCGCCGTCTGATCAGCGTCAAGGGCGTTGCCAGCCTTGACTGCTTCTAGAGTTTCAACGAGAGCGTCGCCGTCCACGCCGATCTTGTGCGGCGCGATCTTGCGCACGGCGGTCAGCCCGAGCGTAGCCGGGTATGCAGGCGTATGGCCCGAGAGCGTGGAGACTTCGAGCAGCCCGATCTCAGTCAGCGTGCGGCTACCGTCTTCGTGCCACTGCTGCCCGTTCTTCGGAACCGTGAACCCGAACGACATGCCCATGGCTTTGGCTTCGTTGGTGAGCTTGCTGATGACGGCTGCGGCATCTGGATCTGATGGATCTAGTCGCGCCTCTACCTTGAGCCCGACGCTATCCTCAGTCAGCGTCAGTCGCCCGCTCGCGGTAGTCGCCAGCATACGGCCCTCATCGTGACCGTGCAGGAACTTGATGACGCGGCGCCCCTGCTCCGCCTGCTTGATCGCACGGCTGAACGCGCCGTTGGCGATGCGCTCGATGAACGGCAGCCCCTGAGACTCCGCGCCGAAGACGGCTGCGTATCCCGTGAAGGTCTTCTGCCCGTCTGCGCTTTCGGTGACGGTAAAATCACCGAGCGGTACTGCGCGCGTTTCATGCTCTCGTGCCATTGAGTTCTCCTCTTGCTGAGTGGTGTCGTTGATACTATCCGCCCAAGCCAGCACGCGATCTGCGCCGTTTGTGTCTACGGGATTCACGCCCCAGAGCAGTGCCGCCACGGCTCCCGGTGCTGGGAAGTCGGGATGCTCGGGGTCACTGTTCTGCGGTACGCCCTCCCAGTCGCGACGATGGCGACGAATCCACGCCGCCATGCGCATCACCTTCTCATCATCTACGCGGCCCTCTGCGAGCTGACGCGCCTCACGGATCGTCGCTGGCTGCAAGCCGTCGCCTCCGAGCCCGCCCTCATACGCCTCCAGCCCAGCCTTGGCTGCAGCCGCGATGTAGTTGGGGACGCTGACGATCGCGCGCTCTTCGTCTGTGATGAACTGCTCTGGCGTATAGGCTTCGATCCCCAAGCCCTGCGCCATGGCGCGCACGTCGGGATCGTTGTCGATCGCGTACTCCAGCTCTGAGCCGTACTGCTCCTTGAGCAGTCCGTACTTGTACTCCTTGAAGGCGAGCCCGGTAGCGAAGGCGCTGCCTTCGAAGTCGTTCAGATGAATCTCATCTACGCCAGCCACTCCGTACTCCTGTAGCCATGCGCGCGTTTCAGTGAGGCGGTCGATCTTGCGCGCGCTGACGATGATCACCTGAGTGTCGCCGCTCATGACCTTCTCGTTGAGCGCGTCGATCAGTGGCTGGTTTGGCTGCTCGTTCTCCAGCACCAGCGTGCCGTCTAGTTCGACGATGACGTATGACATTACGGCTGTGGCTCTTGCCCGACGGTGCCGATGTTGAGTGGCTGGCGGAACGCGTCGCCCTCTGGCCCGACTGGTGGACGGTCTTCCAAAGTGCGCACTTCGTTGAGGCTCAGGAAGCCGTTGTTCAAAGCCACGGCGTACGCGTCAAAGCGTTCCTTGGTCAGCGGTCGCAGCATGCTATCCACGTTGAATTTGATGAAGGTGGTGTCGCCGACGATGAGCCGCTGGAGTCCAGCCTCAAGGCGTGAGATGAGGCTGCCCAACCCAAGCATCAACCACTCGCGTGAGACGATCTCCAAGCTGTTATAAGACGAGTTCCCCCCGGGTAGCTGAAGCAGATGCAGCGGTACGCCGTACAGTCGGGCGATCGCTTGCGTGCCTGCTTCCATGTGCTCCACGATCGCAAGATCCGACGGCTTAAACGAGAGCGTCTTGAAGTCCGCGCCCCCCGTGAGAACCGCGATCTTGTGCATGTTACGAAGACCTTCGTGACGTCGCCCGAACGATGCGCGCAGACTCTCCGCCTGATCAGCGGTGAGCTCGCCCGGAACCGTAACTAGTCCAGAGACTGATGCGCCCTGCTGGAAGAACTTCGCCGCGTACTCTGTCGTTGCTGCAGCGAGCCCGAGCGTCACCTTGTGATGCTCCACTGGTGAGAGCCCGCGCAGATCTTCACCTACGCCGAACAGCGTGATGTGTACGCAATCCGCAGCGGTGAGGTCGATCGTGCCCGCGGTGGTCTTGACGCGGTAGAGCGGTGATCCATCCTCAGCGCGCAGGATGGTCACCTTGCGCGGATCAAGCAGGCGCACCTCTACGATGTCGGCGCCGTTGCGCAGCACCATGAGGAAGGCGTTCCCGTCGATAAGCAGGCTGGAGACGGTGCGATGCATGAGGTCGAACCGCGTGTAGTTCGGGTTATTCGGTACTGGGTTATCAAGCCAGCCGGGGCGAGTGACTGGACGGCGCACTCCACGCTCGCGCAAGAAAACGCCGACGGGCATGGATGCCACGGTGTCGGCGTAAAGTTTCACGGCTGCATACAGAGCACCGATGCTCGTGGCGTTTTTCTCTGTGAGGTTGACGCCAGCCACGTCCATGTCTACGGGCCACATGCCCCCGACCTGTCGCTCTTCTGTCTGTCGTCCAAGGATGCGGTCAACGATTCCCATGCGACTCCTTACAACTCGATGAAGCTGACGGTTGCCCGTGGCTTCTCCGCAGGCGTTGCGCCTAGAGTAGCAGCACGCCCCCACGCCATGATCATCGCCACGCAGAGGTCGATCTTTTTCCCTGAGTCTTTCCCCTTGCGGATCTGAACGCCATAGCGCGTCTGGAACGGCGTCGCATTGGCGACGTGTCGGGCGAGCCGTGGATCAGCGTCATGCTTGAGCCGCCCGTTCACCACGGCGTCATACAGGGACGCCGTCGCTGGGGTCATTCTGGCGGGGCTCTGGGGGTGCTCCACCACCGGGAGGCCCGCCTGCTCCCAGCGTTCCATGGTCGCCTGCCAGCGGAACGGGTCGCAGTTGATCTCCTTGACCGTGTACGTTTTGCAGAGTTCCTCCATGCGCATCTCCACCTCATCCACGGGGACGCGCCAGCTCAGGTCATCCAGCGGGCGCTCCCAGAGCCCGAGCACGAACACCGCGCCGTCTACGATCCGCACGCCCACGATCGCGGTGGAATCGTTGGAGAACGAACCGTCGAAGCCGATCACGATCGCGTCAGTCGGCTCCAGCGTGAGCGTCGGATCAGCGCACGCATCCCACGTCCCTGCTGGCAGATAGGGGCTGGTGGAGTACACCCAGCGACATAGTCGCTTGGTTTCGTACTCATGGCGCTGGATGGAACGAGCTGCAGCGGCGAAGTCCTCAGGATCTAGGAAGTCGCCATAGGCGGGGTTGGCTGCCTTCGCCGCCTCTGGTGAGTCCCACTCCAGATCGTCGGGGGCGGTGAAGAATCGGAAATAGAACGCGTCATCTTTCTGCTCGCCGCTCTCGATCCGCTTGCCGTACTGGAACAGGCGATAGCAGAGTGAGTCATCCCCGCTGCTGTTCGTCTTCGCCCCAGCCGTGCTGATCCCCAGCACCAGCGGATTGGCACGCGCACCGCTCCCGAGATTCACCGTTGACCAGAGCCTGTCATCAGGCTGGACGTGGATCTCGTCAAACAGCACGGTGGAGAAGTTGAACCCCTCAGCGCGGGATGCATCAGATGAGAGCACGCGCAGCACGGAACCAGTCTCTGGGTATTCAATCACGTCACGCACCACGTGCAGTTTCCTGCTCAGGATAGGGTCGAGTTCCACCATGCGAGCGCACTCCCGGAAGATGATGCGTGCTTGGGCGCGGTCACCAGCCACGATCGCCACCTCAGCACCGATCTCTTGGAACAGCGAGTAGAGCGCGATACCAGCAGCCAGCAGCGACTTGCCGTTCTTGCGTGGCATGAGCAGCAGCCCGCGACGGTATCTGCGCTTCCCATCAGGGCGATGACTGAACAGTTCGTAGAGGATCTCCCGCTGCCACGGGCGGAGTTTGATGAGCTGCCCAGCGACGTCGCCCTTGGATAGCCTGCAGAACGATTCGATGAACTGAGCGACGATCTCGCCCTCAGGCGCGTCGGGCTGCTCGGATGATGGCGTCGAGTTTGGCTGTTGCCGATTGCGCCTGCCCATCAATCTCTCCTCTCAGGTTCACCCGTGCGGCTGGGGTCAATCCCAGTTCGCGTGCGTACTTTTTTACGGCGTCAGCGTTGTCTCGCACGATCTGGTGCAGCGGGTTCTTGATGAAGTTCCCGTCTCTGCCTTTCAGCAGCGGGCCCGTCTTGGAGAGCATCAACTCCGCTTCCTGATACCGCACGAACGCCTCAGAGTATAGGCGCAGCAGATCCTTGTCAGCAGACGTCAGTACGCCCGTCGCTCCGATCGCTGCGATCACGCGTTCCCAGACGATGCGCGCCTCTGGACGCAGATCAGGGGGCGGAGTCAGTGGCCCACCAGCCGGGATAGGCTCTGCATAGTTGATCACTGAGGGGCGTGTCTCGCCGCTCAGTAGCTTCAGCCGTGTCGGTTTTGGTGCAGGCCCACGTGTTCCCATCGCGTCAGTATACGGATGGAGCGCGCAGATCGCGTCTCAGCGTCCTCTCCCCGATGGAATCGGGTCGCATCGTTCCTATGCTTTGCGCGCATGATTGGCTCACGATCATGATCCTGACCGCTGACCTTTGTACATGGTAGCACCCGCCCGCTCGATCTCCGAGAACGGCAGCACCTCAGGCACCAGTCGGGCGCGTGCGGATGGATCAAGGAAGTAGACGTAGCGCAGCTGGAACCCCTCCAGCGTCACCGCTCCCGTCGCCTTTACGTAGGCGCCCCATGAGTACCGCCCTCCAGTGATGTCATAGAACGAGCGCCCGCCCAACTCAGGGCGCGGCATCGTCGGATTGGAGTGGAGCACGATCTTGTGGATGACCTCCCCGGAGGGCAGCCGTACCAGTGCGTCGTTCTTCTTGATCGCGGTCAGCACGAAGCCAGACGCCCGATAGATCGTGCCGTCACCGCACTGAGTCGCATCAGCGAACGAGATGATCCACTTGATGTGAGGGGCGTGCTTTTTCAGGATGCGGAAGCAGACGCCCAGTGCGCGGCTCTCGGAGTTTTTAGGCAGCGCCTCCGAGAACGCCATGCGGTTGAGCTCGATGAACTCATCCCACTTGGTATCGGCTACCAGCCCGATCATCTTCTGCTTGTCGTTGCTCGGGCCAAACTGGAGCACGCCCTCTAGGCGTCCAGCCAGATACACCCCGAAGTGGATGTTGGAGTTCGACTTAGTCTTCCCCGAGTAGTGATGCCGCCGCACAAAGTCGTGCGACGTACGGGAGTCGATGAGCCTGACGATCAGATCCTTAGCGGTTGCCATAGTCCAGACAGATCGCATGCAGTCGGTTGCCCATGTCGTTCGGAGACTCGCCACCCTTGGCGCTCTCCTTGGCAGCATCCAGTGCGCGGTTGATGACCTCACGCTGAGACTCTGTGATGGTGAACTTCATGGTGACGATCCGCTCATCCCCAGTCGGCGCCAGATCCGATAGGGCTGAGAAGTCGGGCGCGGTCACGCCCGAGTTGACGCTCATCTCATCCAGCATGCTCTGCACGTCAGCACTAGACGGCGAGACGTCAGCCAGAAGCGCCGCCAGTTGGTCAGCATCAGTCACAGCCATGCCAGAGATAGGATCCATCGTTGCCAGAATCAGAGACTCCTCTTCAGGCGAGAGGTCGACGTAGGCGACGGGTACCGCTGAGACGCCGTCACGTAGAGCCAGACTGACTCGCATGTGACCGTCCACCAGATGCCCAGTGCGCTGGTTGACGATGACGCTCTGCACCCAGCCGACCTCACCCAGTACGCCAGCCAGCGCAGCCTGCTGCGCCTTCGGATGGATGCGCCAGTTCGCTGGATTAGCCAGCAGCTGATCCGGGGCCTCTTCGCCGTGCCCGATGATCCTGTTCCTGATGCTCAGTGCGCTCATCGCGGTCAACCTTCCTCTGGGGTAGACGCCCGATAGACGGGCTCAGTGATGCGATCCCCCAGTGCTCGCAGCGTACCCCATAAAAGCACGCGCCCACAAAAATCAGAAAACTAGCCCGAGCGTACGCGGGGCTCGTAGCTGGATACCTGAGGGGGGATCGTGCTCAGATTCTGACCCGCCCCCGCCCTGTTTTCTTTCCGTGGCAGCTGCGGCATAGCACAGTGAGCATGTCCATAGGCACCACGGGGGACTGCCCCGGCTGCAGCGGGATGATGTGATCCACGGTGAGGTCAGTGGTCGACTTGCAGGCGAAGCACCACGGGTAGGCAGAGCGCATCTCACGGCTCAGCCGTCGCCACTCAGGATCAGCGTAGGGGCTGCGTGCAGTCGGGCCATACCGCTCCCGCTCCCGCTTGCTCACGATCTTGTTGGTGCAGGGCTGGCACCTGTTGCCTACGCGCTGCAGGATGCCGCAGGTCAAGCAGGCACGGGCGAATCGTAGGGGGCTCACGCCGTGATCTCGGGGAGTGGCAGCACGCCAGCCACTACGAAGCTCAGCGCCTCAGCGACGCGCTCGCCCTCTGTATCCCATACCTTGTCGAGCACCTCATACGCCTGACTACCCAGCACTCCCTCCAGAGTTCCGATCAGCCGCTCCAGTGCGGCGTTGTGTACGTGCATCAGTTCGTGGGCAAGGATGCGGCGCTGGCTCTCTGGCGTCTCCTTGAAGAAGTCGTTGCT